AATAAGTGCTCGGCGATCCCATCACTATCTTTTTGGAGGGTGGCAGCCTTGGGAGTGGATTACCCCACAGATGGTGCCTGGAATCGAATATCGTACTGTGAAAAGAGATCATGATAAAGTGGTGTATGAAAAGACTGTGCAAACAGGCGCTCTTCCTGCTGGGGGAACCAAGTCCATAGCGCATGGCGTTTCAGATATTGGCCTTCGACTTACAATTCGGTGTGCCTTTGATAACGATGGCAACAACCTTGTGGGAAATCCAGGGATTGCAGGGATATTGGTGGACCAAGACAATATTATCATCACAACGACAGCGGAATACGGGACCTCTTATGGGGACGGCACTTCTAATTCATGGGTATCTATCGCATACACAAAAAATACTATTTCTGGGGCTTCCAATATTTGAGTTTCAGAGTAGCTGTCTAATCAGTTGTCTTTGTGTAATATAAAGTCAGATACACATAGCATTCGGACGCATCTGTATTCGTTGTGATCCGAATAGCAGAGGCGTTAATTCTAATATTGTCAACCATGGAATTTTGTATTAAGTTCGCACCGTCCAGCATCCCAGTATAGGAAACCAACTGACCAAAATTCTCTATTCCATGAGATATATCCTTAGAAGAGGCGTTTGGTGCTTTTCCGAAACTAATTGCTTTTGCATAGACCGGCTGGCCGTTATGACGTTCGGCGGTCCGGTACTCGATGCCTAACTGCATGGGGGGATTGATCCATTCCCAAGGCCCAAAGGCATAGTTGAATTTGGTGCGCTGAATGCGTGTGTTATATACAGCAGGTGAACTGGTTCCAGGATACAAGAAAGCGATCTGCGCTCCTTCGCCTGCCGCCCATTGGATATTTTCGACCAAGCAAGAGCCGAAAGTAAAATTATCCATTTTGGGAACTCCAACAAACCATCCGCTACCCGAAATATTATCCAGATTGTAGTCCGGGCTATCTGTCATGATTGCATTGCCGCCCAGCCCATATCCCGCAGGCGCCTTATTCGACAAGGGCGGCTAAAGACTAAAAAGGAGAGCAAATAATGAAAAAAATCACATACCAGTTGGCAACAGAAGTAAACAAGGGAACGCTAGAAGAGCCAGACTTTGAAACCGTGCTATCCGGTGTAGAGATTACCTGCTTGGATAGCAAATTAACGGACAATCTTGCCCTTGCAAAAGCTGAAGCTTACCAAGGAGAGGTGTCTGTAGAGGATGCCGGGCCGGACCCAGCGCCGTCTGGAGATCTGGAACAGCGGGTGACCGCCGTTGAGACTGGGAAGGCGGACAGGACGGAGGTGCAGGCTGTATGGGATCAGATGGCAGCAGCTTATCAGGAAGGAGTGCAGAACGCATGACAAGTCAGGAATTTGTGCTTGATGTGATGCGCGCCCAGGGCAAATCCGATGCACTGGATCTCCGCACACGAGCACCTGAACTGGATGGCACGGCCCTCATTGCCGAAGAGGCCAAGGTGCCCCAGTTCAATGGCTCAAAAGATTACTCCAGTTGGGTGACCGGAGCGCCGGTTTGGGAGGAGATAGATGGTGAGCGGCAAATATTTACGCTAATTACACCACACAACGCTAGCCACTATCCGGGATCTACACCATCGAACACACCCGCATTGTGGTCGATCCGACACACCAAAGACCCCAAGCAGGCAAAGCCGTGGCTGGCCCCTAATGGCACCAGCGGACTCTATGTTCTGGACGAGTGCGCCACGGAAAACGGCCATGTATACCGAAACAACCACGAAAACAATGAATTTAGTCCCTCAGCTCAACCAGAGAGATGGACAGATTTGGGCACCATCGAAGTTGTACAGCAGATCGCCCTTGTCGAATAAGGCGCCTGGTGGATATGGACTGGGGGACAATGGTAGCACCATCCTTGGGAATGATCTCAATAACGCTATATTAGGAGGATTTTATGTATTTTCCTCCACAGTAAAAAATAGCCCCAGCTTTAAGAGCGGCAAAGTGCTGGTCATGCCATATTCGAACTTGCAATATCAAACACAAATCGCATTTGCAAGTCTCACATCTGAAATTGCTGTCCGTTCTTGTAATGGCGGGAGTTGGGAACCTTGGGAGTACCTTAATCCATTATTGACTCCCGGAATGGAGAACCGCACCATTGAGCGGTACAACGGCAAGCCGGTTTATACGCAGCTTGTGAGTTGCGGAGCACTGGAAGCCGAAACGATGAAAACTGTTATTCTTCCAGTTCCAGCGGATTGGATTGTGTCCTGTGTAGGGATGCATGGTCCGAATGTTAATGAACACCGTCAGGCTTCCCCGTTTTACTACAATAATGGGTCTACTGAACTTGTATTCCATTGTGCCGCAGAAGCGTACCATGTCGAAACCGAAGATAAAATCTATTTGTATTTATACGCAACCCAGGCAACCACCGAAAGCTATGCTTTGCTGAAATATACGAAGGAGTCTGCCTAATCGGTTGTCTTTGTGTAATATAAAGTCAGATACACATAGCATTCGGACGCATCTGTGTTCGTTGTGAGCCGGATAGTAGAGGCGTTAATTCTGATATTGTCAACCATAGAATTTTGTATTAAATTCGCACCATCCAGCATCCCGGTATAGGAGACCAACTGACTGAAATTCTCTATCCCGTGAGATATATCCTTGGACGAGGTGTTTGGTGCTTTGCCGAAACTAATTGCTTTTGCATAGACCGGCTTACCGTTGTAGCGATCAACGGTGCGGTATTCGATTCCGAGCTGCATAGGGGGGGACTCCCACTCAAAAGGCATCCACACTGATGGACTCGATGATGATGGATAACGTAGCTTAATCATCCGCCATCCGCACAGCCCTGCATCTGCGCTGCCGATATTGGATAGCACCGCATAGTTGGCATCGCCCTTGTATAAGAGCGATACCGTAGTTCCCGCTTGGTGAAACGTCGTAGGGGGGTAGGCCCGCACCAGTTTTGCGGTCCTGTCCGGCATCCCACTCAGCACGGCGTCTACCTTGGTGCAGTATGTCTCATAGGTTTCCTCCGCGCTGGTGGCCGCAATTTCCTGTAATTTGTCCCCGAAGCCATATCCACCAGGCGCCTTATTCGACAAGGCCGTATAAATAGCTACAAGCTCTGCGGCGATATTAGTTTCTGTCCAATGTGCTTCTGTCCATGGCTCAGCCGACAAAATATCCTGGTTAGCCTTGTATAGCTTTCCCCCGCGAGTGCAGTAAGACCCCGCATTATAGACGGACTCGGAGCTATATTCTTCCGCCGCAGCAGCAGATGCAGCCTCCTGCTGTGCTTTATCAGCAAGTTTCTTAACGGCATGTGTATTTTCAATGAGCCTGGAAATTACGGGATTAACAATGGTGCTGGCCCGGACCGGATCAGTGTCCTGGATCTTACGGATGGTCTCCGCATTATAAACCGGGCTTTCCGGGAGTTGGTAAAATTCTTCAGCCATGAGCTATATCTCCTTTAAGTTAAAACTCATCATCGAATTCAAAGGTAAAACTAACACCTTCGTCCTTCTTTTTTGAATACATGTTTTTAATAGCCACCAAATCTCCATCACTGTCCACCAGCGCCGCTTCGTTGATCTCCTTGCCCACCAGGGAATCCTTGGGGATGGTCACCGTATAGCGGGCTGTGGTTTCGTCCGGGTAGGTCACGCTCTCCACCTCATAGCGGGCCAGTTCGCTGTTGAGCGCAGTCTGCGTTTCCGTGGGCACGATTGGCTCCCCACTGACATTCACGCCTCCGCTGCCGAAGGCCACATGGGTAATGACGGCCAGCGGCTTTTCCGGGTCACTGGCGGCCATGCAGAGCTTTCTGCGGCGTGTCTTGGTAATCACGCTATTTTCGTTCATTAAAACTCCTCCTGAACAATTTGGGCATTGAATTTTCGTGTGCCATCAAAGATGGCCGTCCCATCGAAGGCATACCAGTTATCCATGGTCACCGTCGCGCTGACCTCCTCCTGCACAGGAAATGCAGTTCGGAGGGCCATGGACCGGAATGTAATCCCGCTGAAAAACTGGTTAAACATAACGCTGCCATCAAAATCGGCCTCTCCGTCAAACCGCACTACATGTTGCCCCCTGGTGTTGGCAAAACAGGAACGCATCTTCAAGCGGTACAGGGAGAACTCGTTTCTGTTCTTCAAACTGGTGGGTTGGAACGCACCCGTAATATCAAATATCAGGTGGGCTGGTTTGATCCCATCAATCTGCCGGATGAGCTCCGGCAGGTTGGGGAAAACACTCTCAGACAGCAGGTAGACGATAACGGTGAAGGCATACTGGCTGAAATGCTCCTCGACTGCGCCCTCGCATCCCGTGACGATCCGCACCATCTCCCGAATTGCTTCCACCGTAGTGGTGCCGCGCGTGATCAGCTTTGCCAGCACCTTGGCCCGCCGTGCTTCCAGGCTTTCCGCAGTGTTGACCGGCAGCTCGAACAGGCGCTCATGGCGGGGGAGCAGGAAAGTGCTGGTGCTGATGTTCAACTGCTGTTCCAGCGCGGCGATGGTGCGCTGCGTCTGCGTCAGCTCCGTCTGCTCCGCTTGGAGGAGGTCTGCCATCTGCGCCATTGTCCGCACCTGCTTGGGAAGCATAAACGTATCATTGATCGGCACTGATCTCCACCTCCTCCAGCGTGAAATATTCCTCGTAGCCGGATGTGAGGGAGGCAAGCTGCCCGTTCAGGGTGTAACTGATAATATCCGCCACGCCGTCCACGCCGAAGATAAGGTCACCGATCCGGTAATAGCTGATGCTGCTCTTCCGGTTTTCATCGCCTCGGACAGGCGCGGTGTCGAAGTCCTCCCGGTTTACACTCTCAATGTAGCTCTGCAGAGCCGCCTGGACATTCTGGCGGATGTCCGTGATGTTGTGCCCGCTGGCCACCGTGACCGCAACCACCACGGTAACGGCCTTGGGCGTGGCGGCCACCACCGTCACATCGGCCCCGATCTGGCGTTCCGCCTCAATGTGGGCCTCTACATTGTCCAAGACCACCTCATCCGGCGCGCTGTACTTGTCAGAGAGGATGATCAGCTTGACCTTGCCTGCTCCACATACCTCTGCGCCCAGGCATTTGGCACCGCCCACGCCTGGCACCTGCTTTGCCCAGTAAATAAAATGGTTTCTGTTTCCGCTTGTGATGGGTCGCCGGATCTTCTCAAGCACCCGGTTTCGGAAGGACTCATCACTCTCAGCCTCTGCTCCTCCACCAAAAGAGGCGGTGTTGGTAACAGATGCGACACCGGAAATGGCCGTGCGCAGCGCCGTAATGGTGCCGATGGCCACATTCCCCACGGTGCCCGCTGTCTGGCACCTGGCTCCGATTTCGCAGTAACCTTCCGTGTTGATCTGTGCTGCTGCAGTGGTTGCAAAGGCCAGTGTGCCGTACAAAACCTCTGTGCCCAGCGGGATAACCGTCCCCGGCTCCCCGGTGAATAGAAGGTTTCCCACCGACGCTGCGGCGGGGTTTCTGGTTTCGTTGTAGTCCAGAGCCTTCCGGTCGAGGTATTCGCCCTCGGCGGTATCCAGCAGCACATGGTCGGGGATGGGCTGCACCTCCATCGCGTCCATGCGGGCCATCTCCTCGGCCACAGCCTGCAGGTTATCCATGCTGAAGCCGCCCTCGATCTTGTTCACAGGGTTTTGCAGGCTGTCCCGCATACGCTTCAGCACAGCAGATGCGCTGAAGTCCATGGTTTCCTCACTCATGCCACTCTCACCTCCTTGGCTTCCCATTCAATCTGCTCGGCCCCGTAAACTGTGGTGCAGTCAAACTCGACCTGCACCCCGCTGTCGGTGCGTGTAAACTGGAAATTGCTCAATTCTAAAATATAGGGGTTGACCATCAGCGCCTCGATGATAAACCGCTTCAGCTCGGAAGTCACAATCTCCGAGTGCAGGCCGCTGCCGATCAGGGTGTGGATCTCGCTGCCGAAGGCGCCGTCATAGGCGGTGTAGCGGAATCGCTCTGTAGTCAGCGCCTTGAATATCCATATCCGCAATGCCTCATTGCCCTCCACCAGGTAGGTGTTCCCATCACGGAGCAGCAGGCAGTTGTTTTCAAAGTCGTATGCGTACTCCCGAAACATCGGCAGCTCACTGCTCTCGGAGGATTCCAAAACCTCCGGGCTGATAAAGGGGAATATGCTCATGCTGGCACCACCTTTGCGATAACATAAAACGCGACGCCGGATTCATACACCAGCACTTCATCCCCGGCCTGGAGGGACAGGGAGGCGCTTTTGTAGAGGTGCTTCGAGATCACCTGATCATGTGCTTTGATGGTCAGCGGGGTGGTGGTATTGACGGTTGCAAACCGCCAGGTGCCGTCCGTGCCGCTGGAGCCGTCACCGCGCAGAGCCTCGGCCATCTCTACAGCCCATCTTGACATATCTCTCGCCTCCTATCCTTGGGATTGGTTTTCAATCTCCATCTCGTCCATCATGTTGGAGAAGGCCAGCGTCAGGGCCATCTCGTGTTTGCCGTCCGTGAAGGTGTGGGTGTCGCTCTCAATATAGAACTTGCCAAATAGCCCGGTAGTGGTTTCCTGGACGATCAGCGCGTAACCGCTGACCGCCCGGCTGTCTCCTGGACAACCGGTGACGCTGCCGGTCTGCTCCAGCGTCTGCAGGAGGGCCTTGGCCTCGGTCTGTGCGTCCTTGCCGTCCTCCTGCTTGTAGACCGTCTGCACCACGCCATACTTCTGCTGGGCGGCTGTGTCCTCCACCACGCCGATCTGGTTGCCGTCCTTATCTGTGATCAGCACCCGGTCAACCAGGTTTTGCAGGCTGGTCTTGTAATTGGCCTCCGTCAAATTGTAGGAGCCGTCCAGCACCACCCCGCAAAACGCCCCCTTTTCGATTACATGGAGCTGTGTGGCGTTTTTAATCAGGGGGATGTATTTCTTGCCGTTCTTCCGGCTGGCGGCTGTGTAGGCCGCCATAATGCCGTCATACGCTTTCTTTCCCAGCCATGGCATATAAACGGGGATCCCCGTGGCTGCAGCCGAGCCGAAGGGGATCCCCAGGTGGGAACATATCCAGGCGGTGATAGCCTCCGGGGTTTCGTTGTCGAACACCCGGTTGATGTCGGACTTTGTGACATAGCACATCAGGTCGAGGGCGGTGTAGGTCACCACATTCCCGCTGCCGGACTTCTCAATATCAAAGACCGGGCCGCTGAAGAGCAGCTTCCCGTCCTCCAGGAATTGCACCTGGTCGCCCTCGTTGATGTTCACTTTCGGGAGAAAGCGGTCGCTGTCCTTGTTGGCCACCGTGAATACCAGCTTCCGGGCCACCTGCTTGCTGTCGCCGCTCCAGGTGACCTTTTCGATGACCTCGGCCAGCTGCTTCCCCCCGGCGTTCAGTTCATAGCTCATGGGATCACCAGCTTCTGTCCAGGTTTGATCAGGTTGGGGTTGCTCCCTATTGTCCCCTTGTTGGCCTCATAGATTTTCGTGTACTGGGAGCCGTCGCCATAGTACTTCTTGGCGATGTTCCACAGACAGTCCCCGGCCACCACTGTGCAGCTCTTGGGGGCTGTCTGCGTGTTGGGGCGATTGTTCAGCCCGTTGGTGTCGCTCTGCTGCTGGGACGCCATCTTTACTGCCGGGATATTCAGAAAGCGGTACTCGGACAGCACCAGGGTGTAGTACACATCCTTGTCCCCCTCCCGGTGCTTCCTAGTCAGCTTGTCGATGCTCATGGCCAGATTGAAGTCACAGTCGCTGATGATGACGCGGATGGGCTGTGTGCTGGTTTTCCACTTCTCCAGCAGCCGGATATACTCCATCGGCTCCCGGTCAGCGTAGCGGGCCAGGGGGGACGATGGGGCCGGGAAAAAGCTGGACAGGGAGCCTGTTACCAGGCCCCGGTGTCCGATCAGGTTTGCCTCGCCGATATTCAGCAAGGTAATCTTCTGGTTGTTCTGTGCCTCAGAGAACTCAAACTCCGAGGGGTTGATGGGGAGATTGAACATCTCCTCATGGTTGTTATAGCTCAATTCAATGATGCGCTGCTTCAAGCGGCCACCTCCTTATGCGGGCGCAGGCACCATGTTCTTCACGGCCAGCACCACTTCCTTGGCGACCTTCTCGCCGATCTTGTCGATGTCGGCCTCATCTCGCACCATGATGCTATCGGCCAGCTTCGCCAGAGTGATCTGGATGACCGAAGCGGCAGGGGAGGACGATCCGCCCCTGCGGATGGGCGCGTTGGCCGGGACGGGAGAGGGGGCGTTCTGCGCTGCCGTGGCCGCCCTCATCCGCTGCAGGCTGCTGGCCAGCTGGACGCTTTCCTTGTTGGGCAGGATCCGTGTCCCGCGCGGCAGGTCAATCAGCTCCGGCCCTTGCTCACCCACCCAGGTGGGGCCGCCGCGCCAGTTGTTGGTGCCTTCCGCATTGGAGCCTGTATCACCACCGCCGCCACCACCGAACCCGAACAGGCCGCCGACCTTGTCCGCGATCCAGCTCAGGCCATTGCCGATGCCCTCAACAACGGGCTTTACCGTGTTCCACACGTCGCTGATAATGCTGGCGATGCCATTAAAGACCGTTTGCACCACATTGAAAAGGGTCTTAAATACGCTGATGGCGATGTCGATAACTGGGGAAATGACCGACCATGCGCTGGTCATGATGTCCGCTACTACCGGCATCACTGTGCCAATGATCTCCTGGATCCATCCCATCTTGCTGCCGATAAAGGAAAGCACGGAGCCGACCTTCTGGCCGATACCGTCGAAGATGACCTGGAACACAGGAGCTAGGGTGGAGATGACTGTCCCGATGCCCTGTACCAGCCCCGCAATGACCGGGGCCGCCGCGCTGATCACCTGGCCGATGGTACCCACCACTGTCTGAATTACGGGCAGCACCGTGGGAATGACCGTCTGCACAGTTTGTATGATGCTGGTGATGGCGGGCATGACCGCCACACTCACCTGCTGCAGGGTGGCCTTCACTGAGGCCCCGAAGCTGGCCAGCTGTGGCTGCATGGCCGCAAACCCGCTCTTGAAGTCCCCGATGGCGCTGAACAGGTCATCCACAATCCCGCCCATGCCAGTGGGCAGGAAGCTGACCATACCATCTCGCAGACTCTTGACAATCCCTGCGCCCAGGCTCTTCAACTTAGGGCCTGCGGTCTGAAGCCCGGTCTGAATAGCCTCCGGCAGGGAAGTGATGACGCGGCCCACCATAGGGATGGCGTTGTCCAGCAGGAAGGTGGAGGCGGTGGAAACCAGCTCCTTCATGGAGCCGGTCACATCCCCGCCAATGGCCATGTTCCCCAGCAGGTTCTGCGCGGCGGCCTTCATCGCCGAGAAGGAGCCACTGAAGGTCTCGCTGGCTTCCTTTGCCGTTGTCCCTGTCACCCCTAAGTTTTCCTGGATGGCATGGATGGCGTTATACACATCGGCCAGGTTATCAATGTCGTATTTGGTGCCGGTGAGCGTCTGAGCGTCCGACAGGAGCCTTTGCATCTCTTCCTTGGTGCCGCCGTACCCCAGCTTCAGGTTGTCCAGCATGGTATAGTTCTGCTTGGCGAAGCCCTGATAGGCGTTCTGGATGGACTCCATATCGGTGCCGAACTTGTTGGCGTTGTCCGCCATGTCGACCATGGCCATGTCCGCAACGGTGGCTGCCTTTGCGGTATCACCGCTCAGACTGCTGATCAGCGAGGCGGAAAAACTGGTCACTTGCTCCATGTAGGCGTTGGCGGAGAGGCCAGCTGTGCGGAATGCCGCATCAGCGTTGGCCTTTACCACCCCGGCGTTGTCCTTGAACAGGGTCTCCACGCCGCCGATACTCTGCTCCAGCGCCGCCCCCTGGCTGATGGCCCCACCCAAGACTACGGTGCCCGCCAGTGTTACCGGGATGGCCACCGTCTTTGCCAGGCTCGTCAGCTGGCTCTTGATTTTGGATAGCCCGGCGGTCACGCCGTCCTTCAGCTTGACAATCGGCGTGGCGATCATCTTGCCGACCGCCTTTACCTTGTTCCCCACCGCCTTGATTTTGTCACTGACCATATCCTTGATGGCCACGGCAGTGACGATCCTTCTTCGCAGTGGTTGTAGCCGCTGCTGCAGCTGCTGCGCGGCCCGGTTTGCCGCTGTTGCGTCAAGCCGGGCGGTGCGCCGCTGATCCCAGGTGGACTCCAATTCCCGGCGTGTCCGCTGCACATCACGCCGGAAGGCGCTTTGCTCCTGCCTGACGCTGCGGAGTACCGCCGACATATTGTCTTTAGCTGATATTACACCTCTGACCGCTCCCATCAGCGGTTCACCTCCTACTCAAGCGAGAACATCTGCGCCCGTTCCTCCAAGGCGACCAGCATAGATGCCTGATAGAAAAGCCTGGACTCTAGATCCAGGCTTAAAAACTCCTCTGCCTTCCATCCCTTCTGGATGTAGTAGTGGAGCAGGTATGCGTCGCCGTCCTGGGCAATTAATTTTTTAGTTCTTCAACAATAGTCACCTTGCCGTTCATCGCGCCGGACAGGTCGAGGATAACCTTGGAGATCTCGCGGATCTCTGCGATGTCGAAGATATTCACGATGTCCAGCGGCTGCTTCAGCTCCCGTTCCTCCGGGGGCAGCGCGGCTTCCTGAGCCATGACTTCCCTGGCCAAGGCGGGCAGGCTCGGCTCCACGGTGCCCAGGTAGATGCTATACTTCTCGATACGGTACATATCGCCGTTGTCTTCCAGAGTGGAGCACTCCATAACCTCCCCGTAGTCCAGGCTGCGCACCTTGATGTCCATATCTAGGCTGGGAATGTGCAAAGTCTGGTACTTGGCGATCTTCTTGTCCTTCAGCTTCTGAAGGGCGCGGCGGGAAAATTCGGCCAGGGTCTTTTTCTTCTCGTTGTCCATGTTCGTTTCCTCCTCTTATGCGGAAATAGCGTCCAGATTGACCATGTCGGACGGGGTGAAGCCGCCGGTGGCCTCCTCCTCGATCAGGCCGCCCTTCTCGTAGTTGACCAGCGGCAGATCGTTGTACCAGCAGTTGTCGATGCTGTAACGCTCCTGCTGCCCATTGGTGGCGTCCGGGTCAGCCAGCTTGGTGATGATCTGGCTGCGCAGATCAACCCCCTTCTTCCAGCTCTCCAGCACCTTGTTGTACCGGGTGTACGCCTTCTTGATAGTCAGGGTGAACTCACCCTTGATGCCGGTCATCTTGCTGTCCACATCCATGTCCAGCTGCACATCCTCACGGTTGGCGGTCACCTTGACCGTGATCTTGGACAGCTCGGCAATGAGTACGCCGTCCACCCAAATCTCGCCCCAGGTGCCCGTCAGGGTACGGTTGCCTCTCAATTTGCCCATGTGTTTTCCCTCCTTACATATTGCAGGTTAGCTTCAGATCTTCCATCGCGTCCACAAACTTGACATTGCTGGCGATAAAGACCTTGGAGCCGGTGTTCGCCTGGGCCAGGGCGGTTTCGTCCATCTCAGAGGTGTCGGTGCCCTGGCTCTGCAGATAGGTTTCCTGGGCCTCCACATCGATGGCGGCGGTGTTGTCAAAGGTTCTGTCCAGCACATTGCCCTCCAGCTCCCGGTGATAGGCCAGGATTGCAGCCACAAGCGCCTGCTTGTTGTCGTAGTCATTGATGACCTTTCCCACATAGGAGGACTCAAAGGTTTCCCGGATGTCATCCTGGTACAGGTCAACGCCTTCGATGATCTTGATCTTCGAGAAGTCCTGTCCATGCTCCGGGGTAAAAGAGGTCAGGCTGTTTACGCCGCGCCCGATCTTGTACTTCTCCCCATCAAAGACGATGACCAGTTCTCCGTTATCGATGCGCTCATTCGCGTCCTCCGGCACATCGGCGGCGGTGATGTCGGTCAGCGCGAAGTAGCTGCAGCTCCGGGCCAGGGACAGACCGGCCAGCACACCGGCAATACGGCAGCAATACTCTGCTGTGCTGAAGGCCGTGGTGCCGAGGGTGCTGGTAATGTTGTCCGTGGTCAGGTTGATGATGCCCTCGTGGTCGCCCTTGCAGTTGGGCAGCACTGCCTTGAAGGTCTTGTGGTGGTCATCCCGCGCCTCCTTGATCCAGGCGGCCACCGTAGTCTTTTCATCATCGGTGATTCCCGGAATAACCAGGTAGTTCCACTTCAGGTCGTTCAGCTGCTTCAGCTGCGGGTTCAGGTTCTCTTCCGTGGTGGCCACCTTCAGCACGATGGTCTTGGCGGGGGAACCCTCATAGACCAGCTTCAGGTACTCGTAGTTGCGCGCCGTGAAGTGGGTGGGATCCACATCCAGCACGCTCTTGTAGATGTTTAGCGCCTGGCCCTCTTCGGTGTCATCCTTCAGAACGATGGCCACGATGCCCCGTGCGCTGCGCTTGATGGCGGTCACGCCCTTGGTCTTAAATTCAATGATGATTTCGGGCAAGCCCATAAAATCACTCCTTTCGGTTGGTTCGGATATTGGACTCCAGCTCCGCCATGAGCGGCGGGGCCTCCGGCTCCTCAATGCTGTCGCGGAAGGCCAGCGTGAAGGTGGCGTGGAGTACCTTGTCCACAATATTGAAGGCCAGGTCGGGAATGGTCACCGCCCTGGCCTCGCCTTTGTCGGTAAAGCGGAATACCGGGCGCAGCAGATCGTCCAGCTCCTGGCTGATCTGCAGGTACTCCAGATTGCTCTCGCCCTTGGTGTGGATCGCGGCGTCCACCAGGATGGTGCGGTCTGTGTAGCCCCGGCCTGCGCTCTGGTTGCCGGAGGGGATGATGTCCAGATAGATATAGTCCTCCAGCTCCGTCTGGCCCGCCTCCTGCGTCTTGTCGATCCCCTCGCCGAACACATTGAAGGCGGGCCATCGCCCCTTCAGCAGGGCGATCAGGCTACTGCGGACGGCCTCGTAAATGGTGGTGGCCATGCTCTTCCTCCTCACAGGTCATGGGTGTTGATGAAGTCGCTGAGCCATTCCCGCAGGAAACCGGGCAGGGCCTGGTTCAGCTCCTCTAGGGACAGCTCCATCATGTGCTTGCCGGGCACAAAACCGCGCCCGCCCCGTGTCCGGTGCCCATACTCCACCGGCTCCGCGTACTCCACATTGGTGTAGACCTCGATATAATAGGTATCCCCCTTCTTGACAATCGGGCCGACTGTCCAGCTTTCCTGGAGTCGGCCCGTCTTGTGCGGGGTCTTTTCCTTGACCTTGCCCTGCAGCTCACGGGCAAGCTGAATGACCATCTTTCGGAACTCAGCGGGATATTCCTCCTCGATCATGCGGGAGAGCTGCTGCTCCAGCGCGTCGAGGCCATCAAAGCGGTATTCTGTCCGGCTCATGCTTTCGCCTTCGCCAGCTTCAGCGGCACATTGTTGTGGGAGGGCTGCCGATCCGCAAGCCCGGCCTCCGTCAGGTACTCCCGGCCCAGCCGGATCACCTTCACCGCGTCCCCAGCCTCGCTCCCCCCCACCCGCCGGACAAAGAGCAGGAAGTCGGTGTCAATGCTGGCGGTGGGTTCCTTTTTCCCCAGCTTGCCCCCGGAGGGGCTGGAGAGGGCGCAGGGTATATTCTCATATACCTGCCTGCCGTCCAGCCCCTTCTGGAACACGCTCTCCCCGGAGGGCAGGGTCGTTTTCTGCGGACGGTACACCCAGCAGCTGTCCTGATAGGTCAGCGCCAGGATGTCGGCTTCCGTCATGTAGGGCAGTCCTTCGGCAGCTTCATCCGCCTGAAGGGGATGAGCTGGCTCTCATAGTTCTTCACAAAAGCCACTGTCTCCTTCAGGCTGTTGGCCTTGTCCCGGTA